GATATGCACGCAATAATATCGTTAGATTCGTAAAAAGACTTGTTAAAGTCTGGATATGGGTAATTATCCCACACGTGATAATAAATCATTGGACAAAGCGGGCGAATTTCATTTTCCATCTCCCACAGCCAACCCCAAAAGCGCGGGTCGGTCATAAACCAAACAGCGTCCGGTTTCTCGGTTCGAATCACAGAGCGCATTATATCTGGGTTTCCGTATCCATCAACGGGCACCACAACCCAATCCTCTTTCCACTCCTCTGTTAAAACTGGATCATGGTTTGGGTGTTTTATTGCACCTCCCAAGCTAACGAACTTGTATTTCCCAGTTTTAAGCATTGCTTCAATCATGTATTTTGTTTGAGTACCGACTCCGGATGGAGAAAAAGGCATATCGCTAATAGTCAATATCTTAATTTTTTTATTTTCCACTTTTACCTCTATGTGCAGTGATTGGTCTTATAAAATTCGCACGTGCCGAATTTTCCATGGCAAGCAAGGCGATTTTTCACATGCTTCTCATTATGTAGATTATAGAGTGCTTTGTTTAATAATTTAAGGGCATTTTCAGTTTTTTTATTACCACTTGTAACTTTAAACAATTCTACGTTGTTATTTTTTGCCGTTCTCTTTAAAAGAGCAAAGTGTGTTTGGATGTCTGCAGGGTCGATTCCATGTTTCTTCGCAAAGAAATGCTTGTACAATGTTAACTGATAGGTGGTCATTCTTTCAGTCTTTCTGCGAGAATCCCACCCCCAAGAGCAAGTTTTCCAATCTATGACGTGATAGACGCCATCAGACGTTTTGACCGTTAAATCTATAAAACCTTTAAAATTATACTCAGTTTCTTTAAAGTCTTTATGTGGCTCGAATAATTGTTCCTCAACAGAGAATAATTCGTAGCTACCAAAATACTCTTTGAGCGCCGGGAGAATATATTGACACAACTCTTTCCCCTGTGCGCGCATTTCTATTACAAGCTTTTTATTTAAGACGTGATCTTTGGGAAGCTCTTTTAGTTCCTTAAGAAATTGCTCTTGAAAGTGCTGCTCGCCATTTGTGAAATTACCTTCTACGAGATTTTCACAAACACTATGGAGGGCAGTTCCAAAAGCAGTATACTCGTTTCCTTGAAAAGCTTTGATCTTTTCTAGGTAAACTAGTTTGTGCTTCCAGGCACATTCATTCCATATTTTAAGTTCTGAAAAAGATATGTGGGGCATTAAGCACCTTTCTTTGCTGTCTTTTTTGCTACCTTCTTCTTTTGCACTGTGGTCTCAAAGGTAACGATCCACTCGCCGGTCGACTCTTCGCGGGATCCACAATTACTAATTTTGTGGGGCCCTGTTATTGTTTTGACCACTCTCTTTGGGTGTGCTTTATTAAATTCCTTTAAAATATCTGGAGTGCGATAAACCACACTATCTTCAACGGAAATACGTTTATTACTAAAAGGCAAATCAGCTTTAATAACAGCGGATCCGTCTCCCTTAAATTCTATATCAAGTTTCATCTTCTCTCTCCTCTATCACTTCGGTGATTTTATTATACAAGATTGGACTTACCTTTTTTAGGTAGCCTTTGTCTCTTAAAAAATAGTTTTCAAAGCCATTAGCAAAATACTCTCTAATGGATGTTGCGGCATATGGAGAATAAAATAATCCCATAGTCAAAGACATTAGTGTTGGATATCCAACCGTTTTATACAAAAATTTATCAAACTGTTCATTATATTCGGCATCCATTACATCATTGTAAGACACATCAAATCCCTCTTGCTCTAAGAGATAATATAATCTTTCTCTTTTTCCTAAAAACTCGTTTTGAACAGAACTGTCGCCATAAATTTGCTCTCCGTGCTGTTCTTCTACGGCATGAGCCATTTCGTGGACTATATCATCAATCATATCATTTTCATCGTCCTGATCATTAGATATGTATAATGCGCCGTCCTCATATGCAGCGTTATAATTCCTTCCATTGTAATTAAAATTATCAAAATTTCCCACATATACTGCGTCGACGTTGTGAGCCAAATGTCTGGGTATCAGCTCTTCCACAGTCCTCACAACATAATTTAAATCAAATCCATATGGAAGCTGATCCTTAAGGTATACTAATTTATTTCCATAGATCTCTCTTTCACGTGCGCTGTTCTGGGTTTTTCTCACATTTTCCTTAATATACCTAAGCATTCTTCTTTTCACCAAAATGTTCTCTCATTAATTTTTCACCCTGTTCCACATCAGCTAGTGCTTGCTGGTATCCTCTGATAAAATTTTCTTCCGCAATAGGCATTATAAATTCAGGAAAATCCTCTGCAAAGACTTTGATGGTCATCTCTAGGGTGACCTCATCTTCTTCCGGGCCAAGCTTGTTGCCTACATAGTCGACTACCCATTCTTTCAGTGGGGTATCTTTTTCTACTGCTTTCAGTAGGTCCGGGTTCTCATTTTCTACAGTTTCACTGCTTATAGCTTCATCCATAACAAACTCCTTTGTCTATTGTATTATATATTACCAAAAAGTCAAGCTTTTTAAAGTATTTTTGCTGCGATGGTTGCAACTTTTGATCTCTCGCCCTTGATGAGGGTTACGTGGCCTGATATGTCGTGTGTTTTAAACTTCTCGACTGCATAGGCTAGGCCATTAGATGTTTCATCCACGTATACATTATCGATCTGATCAATATCTCCAGTTAAAATAATTTTTGTTCCCTCGCCAACTCTTGTAATTATAGTCTTTAATTCATGTGCTGTCAAGTTCTGAGCTTCATCAATAATTATAAATGCGTTGGCGATAGATCTTCCTCTAATATATGTTAGTGCTTCGATCTCAATAGTTCCTTGCATGGTGTACATACTTAATGTTTCTTTATCGTTTCCCATCAAGTACTGTAGATTGTCTTGTATTGGCGCTAACCATGGGGCCATTTTCTCTTCCATAGAGCCTGGAAGGTATCCAATGTCTTTACCCATTGGCTGTATTGGCCTTGAAACGACTAACTTTCTATATATAGACTCTTTCGTGGTCTCTACAACTTGAGTTAGTCCAGCGGCAATTGCTAATAAGGTCTTACCACTTCCTGCTTTTCCTACTAAAGTAACAACTGGTACTTTAGGATCTAACAGAAGATCAAGTGCAAAGCTTTGTTCTTTGTTTCGAGGGCGAACACCCCAAATGCCTTTTTTAAATTCTCCATTAATCCTCTTTAAGGGCTTCTGGTATGAATAAAACCTCGCAAGGGCAGTTTTCTTTTCGTTGGCGCTTGAAACCAACATTAAATATTCATTCGGCTGCAATTTAATATCGTCTTTTTCTAAAAATATTTCTTCACCAGCATAGAATTGATCAATGATTTGCTCGTCCACTAAATGTGTCGTAAATCCAGTAAAGAGATGAGTGGTGTCTTTTACAACCTGATTTACTACATAATCTTCTGTTAATAGGCCGATTGCGTCACACTTAACGCGCATATTGATATCGCGAGAAACTACGATAACCTTTCTTTTTGGATTTTTTCTTTTTTCTGTTAGGGCAACACCAATTATTTCATTGTCTGGTATTGTGGGATCAAAATCACTTGGTAGGTCTACGCATTCAAATCGCTTCACCGAGACTAGCCCTTTTCCCTTGTTCATTCGGACGCCCTTAAAGAGACTTCCCTTCTCTCTAAGATTGTCGAGTTTGCGAATTATCTTGCGAGCGTTTGATCCTACACTGTCTTGACGCTTCTTGTGTTTATCAATCTCTTCTAAAACTTTGAGTGGGATTACAACGTCATTGATTCCAAAAGAAGCAATTGAATTTGCATCTGTTAGGTAAACGCTTGTGTCTAGAACGTATATCTTCTTCATATGGCCCTATTTTAATTAGTTTTCTCTTTTTTTAATGTAAATAAGTCTCAAAAAGAACAAATGATTTTTTCAGAAATAGTTATAATATAGGAGGTATCTATGGATGCTTAAAAAATTACTTGTTCTCTTAATGTTCCTCTCCCCTCTTTCCTGTTCTTGGAATACCTATCAAAACCAACCCACTAGAGAAATTATACCTAGAAATTCATTTCTCTTTGTTAAAAAAGCACTTACAGTCTATCGTTGTACTGAGGATACGAATACTTGCGAACGAAGCAATCTTCGATCAGCAGCCTCGGCATACGTTGTAAGAGTGGTTCCTACTGGTGTTTTCGCTATGACTGCGGCGCATGTCTGTGAAAATGATGCAATCCCCGGCGTTGATCCAGAACGTATGGTTGCTTCCTACACCATGGTAAGAGTAGATGGAGAAGAATATACCGGAAAGGTCTTACAGTATGATCGAAGTATCGATGCCTGTATGCTGTTTGTAGAGGGCGCTAAGGGTTTAGAAGCAATTCCCATCGCTGATCGGCCTCCTGCCCCTGGTGACCGTGTTTTTAACGTGGCCGCTCCAAGAGCCCTTTTTCGCCCTGGAGTGGCACCCATCTTGGAAGGTAGATATAGTG